GCGAGGTGGAGTATGATCGCCATCCAGAATGGCCCGGAGAGGCGTCCGGCATCACCATCGGCATCGGGTGGGACTTGGGCCACACTCCGGCCACTGACACAACCAGGGCGTGGGGCAAGCATTTGCCCGCTGACACCATTGCCGCACTGGTGGGGGTGTCTGGCCGCCGCGGTGCCGAGGCGCAGGCAATCCTCCCGCACGTGCGCAGGTTGACGATTCCGTGGGACGCAGCGCTTGCGGTGTTCGAGGAAGTCACCATCCCGACGTGGTTCCTGCGCACGCTGCGGATCTACCCGCAGGCGCAGGACCTCCCGGGCGATTGCGCCGCGGCCCTCGTGTCTCTGGTGTTCAACCGCGGGCAAAACTTGAGCGGTGACCGGCGCCGAGAAATGCTGCGGATCCAAGAACTCCTGCGCGTCGGCGAACTGGCGCAGATTCCGGAGCAATTTCGCTCAATGAAACGCCTATGGCCTGATTCCCGGGGGCTCAGACGTCGCCGCGACGAAGAAGCAGAGCTTTTTGAATCGGGGCTAGTGCCCTCAGGCGAGTAGATCATTTCGGCGGCATCACCGAAATGGTGCCACCGCCGCGAGTTGCCGAATGGTGCGCAGGGAGAGCCTGCGACGGGATTTGTTTACCCTCATGAAACAAAGGCACTTGCGTTGACGGCAAAAAAAAGCCCCCTTTCGGGGGCTGTTTTGTTTAGCAGGTGAACCCTAAGCTCAATCTCTGCCAGGACTTTTCTGGCACAAACCAGTTGGCAAACCGGTGCAACTGAACCGAAACACCAGGTAATGAAACTTTTTCCGTTTTGATGGCAGCTTTTGGCACCCACACAGCAAACTTGCCTTCATCGCGCTTCAGCAAAACCGCCTTTGCTGTTTCCTTTTCAACGCGATAGAGTTCGCAGCTAATTGCACCGGCGGGGAAGATGTAGAGTGTTTCCATGCGTCAAAACATACCTAACGAAGCGCGGTTCGCAAGGTATTTTTTGATTTTTTTTAGGTCCGGCGACACCAAAGCAAAAAACACGCACTAGACAGCAAAGCAGGGTTTGCTAGGGTGGGCTGCATGGACCTAGTCAACCATCCACCGCACTACACGAGCCACCCATCTGGCATCGAGGCAATCGAGATTTGTGCCCACGAGAACTTTTGCATCGGCAATGCGATCAAGTACTTGCTGAGGCACCAAAAGAAAGGCAACCCGGTGCAAGACCTTCGCAAGGCCATCTGGTACATCGAGCACGAAATCAACCGTTTGCAAAATAATGACAACTGAAAAAACCCTCCGCGAACACTGCCGCGAAATTGGGCGGCTGGGCGGCGTCAAAACGTCGCAAAAAAAAGCTGACGCAGCGCGGCGCAATGCCAGCAAGCCAAGGCCTAAAGCGCGTGAACGCAACGCTTTGAAACGGGCTAAAAAAAGTTGAAAAAATAGCTAGCCAAGCGCGTTTTGCTAGCTATAGTTGGGCCCATGACAACGAACCACATCACCTGCACCTCCCAGATCAACAGCCTCGAAATCATCCGCGCACTCGCAGCGCAGTCGTTCAATGACAAAGCGGTTGTGAGTGTAATTATCGAAGCCGCTTGGGGCGAAGTTGAAGTTCTCCGCGATGGCACAGTGCGCGCACCAAAACGCTAGGCCGAAACGCCCCCTTCGGGGGGCGTCCACCCGTAAGGCGGGTGCTGACGAGGCCGTCAGAGTGAACCTTAACTGAACAAACAGATGGACCCTATCCTGAAAGCCGCGGCTGACGCGGCGTACAACCAAATCGAGGAGGCACGCGCGGCAGTGGTGTTTCTCGCCGCAGTGCGCGGTGGGTACGAAGTGCGCGACTGGAACAACATCGTGGGCAAAGCGTACGACCATTGGGAAGCGCTCGCCACCATGGTGCACAGCATTAGCGGCGTGGAGGTGCCAGAATGAGCACGTCGCACTACAGCTCCCGCCCAAGCAAGCTCCTCAACCCGCCGCCAAACAAGCGCAAGTGGACGGCGGCAAAACTCGCCACCATCGGCGTGCTGCTGCTCGTCGACATGGCAGCACTGATCGGCTCGACCAACTTGGTTGAGAGCTTGGCACTTGCCGGGCTTGTCGTCGTCAACCTCTGGGCCTTGACATTCACAAAATGAGCCACTCAATGAACGGAAAAGCGGTGTGGTGCCGCCCGGCACGCACGCGGGAGTACGATTTTGCGCCAAAGGACCCCAACGACGGCGCAGACCAGCGACTGGCAATCCTGGCTGAAGCTGCGCAGCTTGTCGCCGCGGGAATCCGTGCTGGGCTGGTGCACACCGCGGAGTCACTGCCGCCGGAGCCAAAGCGCTCGTATGTGGGGCGGCGCAGCGTGCTGGCGGTGTGCGATACGTGCGGTCTACAATTTGCCCGCGGGCATACGAGTTTGCAGCCGACGTGCTTCTCATGCCGACTGCCATCGCGCCCGTGCAAATCGTGCGGCAAAGATTTCAAACCGCTGCAACGCAAACAAGTGGTGTGCAGCATGGCGTGCAAAGTCGACATCTGCAAAGCCGCGGCGGCAAAGCGCGTAGAAGCGCAGCGCGATAAGTTTCGCATCGTGCCATGCCCAGTTTGCGGCGTGGACTTCAAGCAACTGTTTACCGCCAGCAAAGCGACGAAAACATGCAGCCGCCCGTGCGGCGTGCTTTTAATGAGCAGAACAACCAAAGGACGAACCCGAACAAAATGACCTACGACGATTACATCATAGGAAAGCAAAAAACCGTGCGGGATGCCGGTTTTGAGCCCTTGCCAATCATTGCGCCATTGTTTGACTGGCAGGCGCACATCGTGCGGTGGGCCGTCAGAAAGGGCCGGTGCGCCCTATTTGAGGACTGCGGTCTTGGCAAGACTGCGCAACAGCTCGAATGGGCTAGCCAGGTTGTAAGACACACTGGCGGCAGCGTGCTTATTTTGACTCCGTTGGCTGTTGCTTCTCAAACTGCACGGGAAGCGCAGAAGTTTGGCATCGAAGCAAAGCAGATTGCCAGCGGCAACGAAATCACCGCCCCGGGAGTATGGATCACAAACTACGAGAAGCTGGAGCATTTTGATTGCTCAGTTTTTGCCGGGGTAGTTTTGGACGAGAGCAGCATCCTTAAATCATTTACGGGCAAGACAAGAAAAGCACTGACAGATGCTTTTTCCCAGACTCCGTACAGGCTTGCGTGTACTGCTACGCCATCGCCCAACGATTACACCGAACTGGGACAGCACGCTGACTTTCTAGGCATTTGCTCGCCTGCTCAGATGCTTGCGACGTTCTTTGTGAACGACACGTTCAACACTGGCGACTGGCGGCTCAAAAAGCACGCTGAGAGTCAGTTTTGGAAGTGGCTGGCAAGCTGGGCGGCGTGCGTTTCCAAGCCTTCAGATATTGGTTTTGAAAACGATGGGTACGATCTCCCAGCACTCAACATGCAAACGATTCTGGTGGACGCTGACATCAGCACAGACACCGGGGAGGATTTGTTTCGCATCGCTACGCTATCGGCGACGACGATGCACCGAGAAATGCGGATGACATCAGCAGACCGCTCAGACGCTGTTGCAAATCTTGTGAATGGCTCAGATGAGCCATGGATTGTGTGGTGCAACACTAATGACGAGGCTGACAATCTCGCGCAGCGAATCCCAGATGCCATTGAAGTGCGAGGATCGGATGCGCCGTCCCGCAAAGAGTCTTTGCTGTCCGATTTCAGCCAAGGACGGGCTCGCGTCATTATTACCAAGCCAAGCATTGCCGGATTTGGATTAAACTGGCAGCACTGCCGCAACGTGGCGTTTGTGGGGCTTTCCTACTCGTTTGAGGACTTTTATCAGGCACTGCGGAGAAGCTACCGATTCGGCCAAACGCAAGAAGTGAACGCCTACATCGTGCAAGCAAATACCGAAGGAGCCATCCTTCAAGCAATCCGGCGGAAAATTGAACAACATGAACAAATGCAGGAACAAATGAAACTAGCAGCAGCAGAAATTACATTTCAGAAATCTGAGAAGGTTGAAGCAAAGACAGAAGTGGACACGTACACTGGGAACAACTGGACCGTGCACCACGGGGACTGTGTGCGTGTTGCCAAGACGATCCCGACGGGCTCGATTGACTTCTCAGTTTTTAGCCCGCCGTTTGCTGACCTGTTTACCTACTCAAACGATCCGCAGGACATGGGCAACTGTGACTCGATGACCGATTTCATGGTGCATTTTGATTTTTTGATCCAAGAGATCAAACGGATAATGCAGCCTGGGCGCGAAGTGGCAGTGCATTGCGTGGATCTTCTTTCCACAAAGTGGAAGCACGGCGCAATCCAGTTTCAAGACTTCAGCGGCGAGATCATTCGAGCATTTTGGAAGCACGACTTTCTTTTTCATTCGCGCATTTGCATCTGGAAGAGTCCAGTCACCGAGATGCAGCGCACCAAGGCGCACGGGCTGCTTCACAAAACGCTTAAGACCGATTCATCCAGTTCACGAGTTGGTTGCGCCGACTACTTGCTCGTGTTTCGCGCTCCGGGAGAAACCGTTGTGCCAGTCACAAAGGACGGATCAGAGTTTCCAGTCTCATGGTGGCAAGAAGTGGCTTCGCCGGTTTGGATGACAGTAGATCAAGGACGCGTTTTGAATGGAGAAGTGGCACGCGACCAAGCAGACGAAAAGCACATTTGCCCGCTACAACTCGACGTGATCGAGCGAGCCATTACGCTTTGGAGCAACCCGGGGGAATTGGTTTACTCGCCATTTACCGGCATCGGCTCGGAAGGGTATGGCGCGCTGACGCTCGGCAGGCGTTTTGTAGGATCGGAACTCAAAAAATCCTACGCAGAACACGCTGTGACAAATCTTAGCAATATCGAAGCTCAACCTAGCCTTTTTTAATCCATGAACATTCGACACTCAGCACTGCCAAAACTGGCCCTTTGCGGGCAATACCAAGGCGCCCCAGGCACAAGCCCGGCGGCAGAACGTGGCACACAACTCGACAGGGCGTTTCGGGATTTGTGGACCGCCCAAACTGGCCCGTCGCGGCTTAACGACGTCGACGACGCCGCAGTGCGCTGGGCGATTGACGAGTGCCACAAGCTCGGCGGCATCATCGACGGGCTGACTACTCAGGAACCGTTGTGCAAAATCAAAACGCCGTCGATCCTCCACGTCGGAACCGCTGACGGGGTGGCCGTCGGCGGGCGTTGGCTGGTGGACCTTAAAAGCGGGCAGGTGTATGACTACTCAGCGCAAATGGCAGCCTATGCGCTGGGGCTAATGGTTGAGCACGGTGCCGATCACTGGGACACTCACCTGTTGTTTTGCGACCAGCGGCAGCGAGTCACCACGCGTTGGCGGCGTGAGGTCGCGGCGGCAGTGGTTCGCGACGTGCTGCACAACGTCGGCAAGCCACCGCAGCTTAATGACTATTGCGGGTGGTGCGCGAAGTCGCTCACGTGCCCTGCAAGAGTTGCCAGCAAAGACGCCGCACTGACCACCGTGGAAAATTACAACC